CTGCTGATACTCATCCTGCCTCTCGGCGAATAATCAGGGTATTCCTCTATGAAGTTATAATACAATTCGTTCTTGTACAACCGTGCTCCAACCTCAAGTGAATTGGTTCTATCCTGACCATCAACCAATCCGCACCACTCAATAAACTCGTGGCAGGTCTCTGCCGACAACTGACGAATCTTAAGATTAACAAACTTAGATTTAACCAATCCGGTGTTCAGGTAACTCTTCAAGCAACCAATCATATAGTTGTCAAACTCGCACCAATCGTCATCGTTCCAATCCCCGAACATTAACTTACCAAACTCATCGAGCGGTGTGAAGTTCTTGCTGTAGTATTGGTGTAACTCCAATTCCCATTTCCGGCGAGCAAATGAATTGCCTGCACCTTTGATAGCATAATTCGTAGTGATGGCTATCTTTGGAGACTTTGAGAATGGTATCTTAATGGCATCCTTATTCTTCTTCTCCAATGTCAATCCCTCAGTAACAACACTGAACAAACGCTCGAAGTCAAAGTGTTTCTTCACGTCATCGAAGCATAGTATCTGAGTATCTGCTGACACTAACTGATATGCGAATGAACGCTCGAACGCAAAAGACTTTCCGTCAATTACAACCAACTTCTTCATCTTGCTTATTGCACTCATCAGAAGACCTTTGCCTGTTCCTCCCTCAGGGTTATCGCTAATAACCTCATCGTTCAGAATTATCGCCGGACAGAAAGAAAGGTTCTTGTATCCGTGCATCAAAAATCCTAAAGTGCTCTCCATTGATTTGACACGGTTATCATCTCCACCATTGATGTTAGATATGAATTTTTTGAAGTCGCACTTTTCCGTAACAGAACATAGATTAAAGTTCCTGTCGATGACGTGGTCTTTCCACACGTAACCTCCAAGGTCTAAGTAGTCTATCGGGACAATGTCGTACTTGCTAATCTTTACTGCACAATTCAGGTAATACAAGTAGGCTGCATCTTTATTGTCTTCAATGAAGTAAATGTCAATCGTAGATAGCATTGACAAAAACTCTTCCTTAAAGAATCGTGTGTTGTCTGCGAAATAATTATACACGCTGATGTCGTCCAACTCTAACAGGTATGAAAGTATAAAGTCCTTAATCTCTTTCTCTGATGTGTGGTCAATTAAGTTATTCGTTACTTTCACAAAGATGTAGTTCTTACCTCCCTCAGGGCAATACTTGTAGAATCCATTGTCCTCAAGGAATTGCTTGAACAGTATATGCACAATCCTGATTACGCCTCTGTCGTTCCTGTCCCAAAAGGTTTGCTTCGCATTGTCTTCCTCAACCTTGTTCAGCACTGAGTCGATGGTATCTGAATCCAAATTGCTGTCCATTAACTGCATTTTGATTTCCTTCTTTGATACGCCTCTGCGTAGCTTGGCTTTGATTTGATTGATACGCTCTTCGTCCTCGTAGTATTTAGTACCAAAGTTCGCCGTGTTCTTATACGCTGAGTCAATCGTTGTAGCTATCTCTCTCGTTGTAAAGTCTGCTGTAGCATATTGGTTCAGGACGTATGAGGCGAGCCCCTTGTTGATACCGAAGTCGTTGAACGCCATTGCAAGGACGTAGGCATTTTGGTTCCGCTGTCCCTCTTGCATTGGGTACTTATTGTGCCACCACTTTACGAGTATGTCTACAATCTTATTCTCGTCCGTGATTGGTATCGTTGGCTTGTCCCTGTTCTTGCTTACCTCCGTGTACTCGGGCTCTTCAATTGTATCCCATACTGACGAGTTCTCGTTGACGTGAATCAGTGGGTCGTAAGACTCATAACATACACGGCTAAGGTTCTTGCTTGTCTTGTCAAAGTATGGCGAATTGAAATACTTCTCAAGGCTGTTGAAATAGTTCTGATGGTTCTCGGGGTCTTGAGGTATTTTAACCAATACTTTTAGCCCATTACCTGATGGAGATATGAATACGCTGTAAACGTATTTGTTCTTACTCAAAGTCTCCTTATCCTGCAATAGGGTCTTCTGTTTCTCGTACCCATCAAAGTCAAGGCAAATCAACCCTGAGTGCTCCATAAGGGCGTTATCGGCTCTCTTGTTGAATGTTCCACTGAAACATATTGCCGGTAGCTGTTTCTTTAGTTCCTGTCTCTCGGGCTTATTCTTCTCTGCCCGAATCTTTTTAACCAATTCCTTGGTCGCTCCCTCCTTGATACGCTCAAGTATCTTCCCTACAGGTCGGAAGAACGGAGTGTCTGTATCTCGTATGTTTTGAAAGATTGTTACACTCGATGTCATATCGTGTCGATTTTGTGATAGATTTTATTTAACTAAGTCGTTGATTATCAGACCCTATGTCTTTTATGTCGATTTTTACCTCAGAATTTAATTAAAAAAATAAAGAAGAAGTAAAAGTATATATAGAGAGAATAGGGCTGTTTGTAATGGCATTTCTGTCACCGATGAAAGCTAAAAATAGGGGAGCATTACTCCCCTATTAGCTTGGACTTTAAAACGGGTTAGAATGGAAGGTCTCCATCTTCTTCTTCGTTGTTTGTCACAGGTTCAGACTTTTTTTTTGCCGGAGCAGGCTTGGATGATTGCTCACCGTTCTCCCTGTTCTTGGGCTCAAAGGTATCTAATTCAACATAATGATTGCCACTGCGAGCAGTCTTGATGTTGAGGTTTACCCATCCCTTTTTTTCGTTCTCCTTCATAAAGGCGATTGCTTCATCAACCTTTAGTGAAAGTCTTCCGACAACGAAGTCGGGGGCGTTCTCGTTACGTTTGAAGGAGAAGCCGTCTGCAAAGATTTTTTCGTCTTGTGCCATTGTAAATTGTTTAAATTTTGCCTCGGTCTGTTAATCTAAGTGAGAGACCTCCGAGGCTAAGCCTCCACACTTAGTGTCTTTAAGGACACTCTTATCCGAGTGTCTCGTCAATGTAGTAATTGTCAATGTCGTCAGTTGGGTTCTCACCAAAGTAACTTTTGTAGATTTCAATAGCCTTGATAACCTTAGCCTCCCCTCCTTTAACAAACTCTTCTGTCGGGCGGAAGATTCCAAGTTGACCTGTTCCTTTGTCTACAACATAGAATACTAAAGGTATACCAAATAGTTGTTGGTATATGAAGCACTGAGAGTCGTAGTTGTAAGACTTCGCTGACCACTTGAACTTATGAATGTCGCTCGTTGTTTTAAGGTCGATGATAAACTCCTTTCCAACAATATCAGCCTTCCCTTTCCAATTCATACCAAACAACTCGCCAACCGCAGGAACTTCAAAAGAATTTCCGTCAGCATAGATGTCGTCATAGAATTGGATATTCCCCTTCATAATCTTCACGAGCCCGTCAATCTCTTCAACCTCTTTCTTAAGCAGGGCGAATGGAAGATTGTGAGTCTCGCAGTACGCCTTATACTCCTTTGTGGTACGTGTGCTAACGTCCACAGTAGGGACGAACTTAGCCTTCTCAGGCTCGAGCAACATTTGATGGAAGTACCTGCCTTCTGCGAAATTCTTATTGTCTTCACGAGGCTTCCCGAACTCCTTAGGATTGTTCAGCAACACGCTGATGTCTGAATTGGATAGGTATTTTTTACCAACTCCGCTGTAATATTCGTTGTCGTCACGCAACAACTCGATGATGTCTTTATTGATTGCCATTTTCTGATGTATTGATTAATGATGCTAATTCTTTTTTCAACGCAGGTGAGATGGTGTACTTGCGGTTAAGTTGTTGCCCAAGTTTTTGCAAGCCTAAGGCTTTGTTGTCCTGAACATACTTAACAACCTTATCCCAATTCTCTGTTCCTTTCTTCAAGGAGATTTTATCTGAGTCATCCTTTGCAGGCTCAGGCTTAACAGGTGCTTTCGATGTGATGGTCTCTGTCTCCGGTAAGTCTTCTCCGGCATAGATGTAGATACCCAATCCAAACATAGCAAGGTTCTTAACCAAGCAACGCATAATGGTCTTGTTGATGTCGAACGTAGTCGCAGCCTCAACGGTCTTGTCTCCGAAGCGGGTAGAATAAGTGTACGCCTGCTTCTTCATTGACTTGTTTGCTCCGTCCATAACAGGCAACCACATTTCCAATGTCTCGTCCTCGATGGTCACGGTAGTGTGACACATAAAGCCAAGGGCTTCGTCATACTCGGTAACTCCGATTCTGTAAGTAGCATCAGGGCAAGCCTTCTTCGTCTCGCTCCAAGCCCAAGCCCACGACAAGTAGGTCAGGTCTTTTTTCTTTTCAACGTGGTCGTTCACGTTGATGGCGGATAGCCTCTCGAAAACTGTTTTCTTTTCCATTTGATTTGATTTGATTATGATTACTGATTAAATGAATACTGCCTTCTCAACTTCCTTGACAATTGCAACATAGTCGTTGTCGGTCTTGATACGTTCCTCGATTACCGATATTCCGTGTATGACTGACGAGTGTTGAATTTTGTAGCCATTGTCTGTCATATACTTCTGAATGTAGTTGATACGCATCGGTCTCTTAGAACACAAGTAGTACAGCAGGTGACGAGCGTCAACCAACTCTCTGCGTTTAGATTTTGAAAATAACTCTTCTTTGCTGATGTTAAACAGGTCAACAACTCTGTCGACATACTGATTAAAAACGTCCTGTTTCATTGAATTAAATTTAAGTGGAGGACAAATATACGTTAATATGTTTAAACGCTGTCCAAATTGTTAATAATTATTTTGATTTTTTATCCCCAAAGACTTTCCGCATTTTTCTTCCATAGCATTTTCTCAACGGCATCGAGTGATGTGCTTGTCTGCTCAGGCATTAAGTAGAACTCTCCGCTCTTCAATACCTGAATGTAAAGCCCTCCGTAGTACACGACAACGTCTGTGCAGTCGATGTGTAAATTCTCAGATGGATTGCTCTGCTCGAACGATTCTCTGTTTGTGAACCTGCCGGATTCTTTCCACTCATCAAATGTGATTGAGCCCCTTTCTAACACTCGTGTTAGCTTATTGATAAGGTGAATGTCTTGTTTTTCTTTTGCACTTTCCTTGCGTAGGTGCTGCTTAATAAGTCCCATCTTTTTTGTTTTTGATTGTTATTGAATAAAGTAAAACGCCACCGATAAAAAGTAAGAACCCCCAAATAATATCTGTGACGATTGCTCCGATTACGTGCATAAGTCCGTTGGATTGCATCAGCAGGATAAACATAGTGATTACGCTGTGATAACCCACGAACAGGTACGCAAGCCATAAGACTATGAGTACCACATTGTTAATGAACTTTTTCATTGTTGATTTGATTAGATTTTGTGCAAATTTAGTACAATACTTTTACAATTCCAAATTTATTTACAGAAAGATAGGTCTGCGTACCGCACATAGATAAAGCCATTGTGCTGTATCTTATCTGCGTTCTCCCAACTTTCCAATGTGACAAAGTCAAGTCGCTTGTCTACGCCATCATCTCCGATTTCGATACACACTGAGTGGTGTTCAGTTGCGGGGAACGGTGTGCTTAAAGCATACTCAAGGTCTTCCTCATTTTCAATTGGCATCCTGAAAGTCTTGCCATCATAACGCCAAACGTGAAACAATTCAAACGCCTGTGATTCATAAATTTTTCTCGCCTTGTCGGTTACCTCCAACCAAACAAAGCCTTCTCTTGATTTAATTAATGAGTTATTCATAATATAGAATTTTGTTAAACAATAAGTGAACGAATTTACGCATTTATCCAAAGACAACTTCTCCCATTGCCATATACTGCATCCACACGTCACTGCTTGAAGCATCTCCATTACCTTCCATCTCGTTGTCGAACGCCCATTGACATTCTGTTGCAAGTTTCTGTAGGCGTTCTTGAATTGTCTTTAGACTGATTACTCCAACCTCGCTGTCTTCTTCCTCAGCATCGTGAATAGGCACTTCGACTCCGTGGTCGAGTATTGCCTTGGATATTGCTGTGCTCAGGTAAGGGTCAACACTTTTAGGCACAGCCTTACGTATGAGGTCAATAGCTTCGTCCGGCAAAAAGTACCAATAGTTGCTACCACCTTCGAGGGCTGTAACAAAAACGTCTTCGATAACTTGGCGTGGCACTTCTCTTTCTACAACTATCATCAGTCCTTTATCTTCGGTCTGCTTCTGCTCGGGCACTGATACCTTGAGCACCTTCTTGAATACCTCGTGGCAACCCATTTGTAGGCATTGAAAGGTCGCATACAACTCGTCATCGAACGGCATTGTCTTAAACTCTAAGGGCAAGTGGTCAATCATTTGATTCGTCACTTGATTACATTTCGGGCATTTGATTTCGTTTGTCATTTTAGTCTTGATTTATTTCGGTTAATGATTTTGATTCTCCAACAATTCCAATAGCCAACCATATCTGCTCCATTGTAGCGTCATTGGTCAGGGCATCGTCAAGCACCTCCTGAGCCTGCTCGTCCGTGCATTTGAATTTACCTTTCACGTCATCAACGTGCCAAAGGTTCCGTGTAAAGTACCCTGCTTCCTCGAGCAGGGCTTTCGCTTGTTCTATTTTTTTGTTGTCCATTTGATTATAGATTTGATTAAGAAAAAAGTTTGAACTGCTGTCCATACTAACAGGAAGACAGGTATACAGACGAATAAAAAGTGAAGCATCTCGAGTGTCTTCAAAGACACGGTTTTAAGTTTCTTTTTCATACGCTGTAGTTTTAATTCCTGTCAGGGAAAAAGTCCTCCCATCCATCGCAGGCATCGGCAGGTATATCTCTGAATACTCCCCTGTTATCGGCATCGTCCTCGTGATGAGGTTCGATTATCCAATCTGAGTCAGGGAAGTCTTTAGCGTGTTCGTCACGCATTTGCTCGGCTTCTTCTTTCGTGAGCCATTCCGTGTGAGTGTTGAAATATCCCATTCCGTCACTCTCAAGTAGTTTGTACATTCTCATATTGTGATGGTGTCAAATTCGTTATACATATTTACCTCTGCATCAGGATAGGCTCGCTCGAGTGCTGTGACAAGGGTGTCGTTGTCGTAGTCCTCGCCTCCGCTTCGCTCAGCCATTACGATGGGCTTGATAACTTTTACAATTTGTTTCTCTGTGAGTGTGGTCATAAGGAAGAAGTCCTCTTCCTCGAACGCTGTGGTGTTGATTCTGTAGATGTTCATTGTTTACGATTTATATGGTTCTAAATTTGGTTTATGAAATACCGCATAGTCGCTCGCCATATTACCGCCAACGACAGGGGCTATGATAAAATACTTTTCTGAGTAGTGCTCAAAGGGATTATTCATAAGGCACACAAGTCGTGCAGTCTCAGGTATGTCGCCTGATACTATGAAAGGTATGTGAACCTCTCCGTTTATGAATTTGTTCCCTCTCCTGATTTGCATCTCTGCGTCAGTGTTCCAAGGCTTAACGCCTGAATTGAAGTAGCGTGTGGTCGTGTTCATTGTGATTTATTTAATGATGATTAATGAATTGTGAAAGTCTTCGGGCTTAACAACCACGAAGTAGTTTGGTCTGTACGTTCCTGCTGTGTCGGACTCCATCCTGCGGGAAGGTATACCTGAACTCTGTAGCTTGAACTCAACCGCATCCAACTCCAACTCATACGTGGTGTGGAAGACTGAATAGACAGGCTTGCTGTACCCTGCATCCATCCACTCGCTCGTGGTGTCGAACAGGTCGAACGCCTCAGCCTCCTCACGTGATGTCATTGTGTGCACGTTTATCCACTCGCCATCCCAAGCCATATCGTTCAGATACCATTGTCTCCTGAGGCTCTGAACTCGAACTCCCGTCAACCCGTTCAGCCTCTCCTTTGTGGTGTTGCTCTTCCATCCTGCGTTGGTTATCCATAGCCCATCGTTACGCCACTCAGCTATCTTGTTGCCGAATAGCCACAGGCTTGTTCCGTCTGTCTCGCTGTTGTCAATTTTTAGTGCCCTGCGTCCCTCGAACGCTGACACAATTCTCTGTGTGATTTGTCTCATTGTATTTGATTTGATTTGATTAAAGTTTCCGTTTCGTCCTTTAGGACTCATCAGTCAGGACACTCATCCTGATACGGCGGAGTGTCTTTGAAGACACCCCTCGTAAAGACTAAGGTTTGAATCGTAAAACCTCAGCCTCAGTGAACCAACCACCACAACCACAGCAGTGATAATTTGCAAACGCATCGTGCTCCAAGTCGTGGAAGCAGTCGATACATATCGGTTTCTCATTTTCAATGTCGAACTCGTTCGTGTCGAAGGTGCTCTCACGTGGGTACTTATCGTCCTCAGTCAGCATCAAGTCCTCGAAGTAGAACGAACGCTGTACAGCTTGCACAGGCTCAGGCTTCGGGGCGACCTGCTTCGGCTCAGGCTTCTCGTACTCCCACCACTTTTTCCACGGCTTGTAGTCTTGCGTGTACTTTTTGTGCAGGACACTATCATCAGTCACTCGCTCCTTGATGTTGAAGTATATCCAACAGCTAAGGGTCTTGTTGCCGACACGAATCGGTATCTGTCTGCGTTGATACCAATTCGGATGACCTTCGAGTCTGTCAAGGTCTCGCAACTTTGAGTCGCTCACAGCGAACACGTCCACCTCCACATTGTGCCCCTTGTCCACCTCGTCAATCAGGTAAGGTAGTCCGTTGACTATGAGCGGATACTTGTTCAGGGTCTTGCCCTTGCCAAGGTGCAGGCTGCTGCTCAGGTAGTGCCAATAGTTTGAGTAGCCCTTCTTGAGCGTGCCGTACACAGCCACAAGGTTATCCTCGAGGACGTTGTCCTTGCTGAACCACACGCCGTCCTTGATTGTCCACAGCTGTTTGTTGTATATCTGAAAGGTCTTGTTTCGGGTGTTGATGGTAACGAATCGGCACTCATACTTAGCCAATTCTTTTTTCCAAGTGTGGCGGGCTACCTCGCCGAGTGCCTCAGCCAATACACGTGAGTCGCTCTTCTTTTGGTCTCCGAGCCCCCTGATTGTGCCGTTCATCATAAGCCACTCGTTCTCATTCTTACCGCATCTGAACGGATGGGTGTTGTGCTTCCCGATTGCCCCGATGGTAGCGTAGCGGAAGTGAGCGATGAAGGGTCGGTCTGTGTCCAACTTTTTGAACTCAGAAGATTTGTGATAAGTAACCTCGAACGTGTCGAGCCAAATGATACCAAGTCCGTGGGGATTGATACGTGCTGAATTTTTTGCTACCTCTTTTGGCAGGTGCTGACCTTGTTGCTTGATAATAATTACACACATAGTGATTTGATTTGTGAGCAGTGTCTCAGGGACACAGAACTCGATGATTAAACTAAAGTTGAACAAAGATAAGACGAGATTTCGACATTACCAAATTTATTTTATAATTTTTTTTTGACCACCTTGATTTTGCTTCTGTCGATGTTTGGTATATCGAAGGCAAGTTTCCAATAAACCTTATCGAAGGCGTGCCACTTAGTGCAGGCTGTGATGTAGCACCGCACCTGTCCGTCATATCTGACCTCAAAAAGATATTCTGCTTCTCTCATTGTTATTTGATTTTAAGTGTGTCGATTGTAACCACTGACGTGTACGTCCTTGTTACCCTATACTCTGTTCCCCCCTTTCTGTATGAACTCGTCTGAGTGTTCGATACATTCTGAACCCTGAACTGAGTGACACAGCTTGTTAATAGTGAAGCCGTTACGATTGCGATTGCGATTTTCTTTTTCATTTGATTTGATTTTGTGGGGCTGTGTCTTTGAAGACACTCGCCCCTGATTAAAAATTACTTTCTGAAGTAGTCCCTGAGTGCCTGCAACTCGTCCATCTCGTCTGAGTCCTGAGCCTCGTAGTAGTACGTGGTCTCAGCCCACCTGAAGAAGTCCGCACGTTGCCCCTGCATCCCTTCGGATAACTCCCTGAACAACTCCCTCGCCTGAGCGTGCTGTCCGTTGACCTTGCTCTCGATGATATACTCGAAGTAGTCTTCGATTGTCTCCATCTCGAGCAGGTGCAGTGTTGATTTACTTACCATCGGATTTTATTTTGCGTGAATAAATAGATTCTGATACAACTCCCTCCTCGTAGACACAGATGTCGTTGTAGTCCTCGCAGTAGTGAATGTCCAAGCCGTCCACTGTGAACCAAAAGTCAGGCTCTTCCACGATGAACACGATTCGGTATTCCTTACCCTTGTGGGTGAACTCGAGTGCCTCAGCTACCGCCTGCTCCTTGCGTTCTTTCCTGCCTGTCAGTCTCCTGAGCACAGGTCTCAGATTGTAGAAGTCGTAGGCAGGGCAGTCGTATAACTTGCTCAGGTCTTCCTCGTCAATGTAGTACCTGTCGATTCCTGCCTCGCCAAAGTAGACGTACAGGACGAAGTCGTGCAGGTTTTGAAAGATGATTGCCTCGCCGTCCTTGATGTAGACGTGGATTGCGTTTCCGTTGCTGTCGTGACGAACCTCATACGATTCGTCCGCTTTTCTTAGATGCTCGTTGTGTAACATTTGCGTGTGGTTTATTGGTTTTGTAATAAAGTTTTGAACCCCTTGTAGACTGAACTCCTGTACGCCTGAGACGTGTAGCTTAGCTGTGTGCTCATAAGGATTGAACCGATTGAGCAGTACCTGATTTCAATCTGCTTGATGACCTCCTCGAAGGTCTTGCCGGCTCTCAGCTGAGCGAATACCTCCCGGGCTGTAGTCACCCGGGGATTGTCGAACTGACCGGTCTTGCGTGCCTCGATGTGTGCGTCCGCAATTGATTTGATTTGTGGTGTGATGCGTGCCATTCCTGATTGGTTTTAAAAGTTAAAAATTGATTCATAGATGCTGTCACCTAACATACCGATGATGATGATGACGATGATTGTGATTGTGTCCTTTGTTGATTGCTTCATTGTGATTGGTTTTGATTCGCAGTGCTCAGGGACTCGAACCCTGATGTCTGCCTGTGCACTGAGTGTCTTTGAAGACACGATTAGTAGCCGTTGTTGATACGCTTTACCATCCTGCCCCAACTCTCTTTGCCCTTGCACCCGTATCCTGATGTCCTACAGGATGACAGGCTCGAGATGATTAAACCTGCTAAGATTACCACGAAGATTGCTGTCTGCACCTTGAGTGCGAATGATGATGTCTGTCTCATTTGATTTGATTTGATTGGTTAAAAAATTAGTGGTGCTCAGGGACTCGAACCCTGATGTGTGCCCCTGCACCTGACCCCCTGAGGGGAGTGCCCCCTTAGTTTCGGGGAGCACTCACGTACTGAGCGATTGAGGGGTGAACCTCGCCTGTCAGGATGAACTTGCGGAAGTGACGGCTCAGGTCGATTACCTCGTTCGCCTTGTCCACGTCTCCGTTGTACATACTCAGGACGATTGGACGTAGTCTCTTGAGCAGGGTCTCGTGGCTTCCGTTCGGATTGTTCAGGCTGTAGTTTACCACCTCGTAGAACAACTCGTAACGTCTCATCATTTGCTTCACGCTCTCGAACTTAGAAGGCACTCTGAACTCAAGGCAGTTGCCCTTCACCAAGGCTAAGCAGTATTTGTGGTGATTACCGCCTGCATACTCGCTCCATCCAAGCCCTTCCTCTTGAAGACGCTGATTGTGGGAGCAGTAGGTGTTCTGAATACGCTTCCTGAACAGGCTCAGGATTATGCCTGCGTTCACTCTTACCGCCGCTCTCAACTCGTCACCTGTCAAGCCCTGAGCACCGATTGTAATGTGTCCGCCACAGCGTCTGTCTGAGGGGCTGAACCTGTCATCAATAATACGCTCAGCCTTGTGCATCATATCGAAAACTTTCGTTCTCCACTTGCCCGCAGGAAGCAGGGGCAAAATGTGTGTCACCGCCTCGTAGCCACAGCTTCCGTCTCTCTCGAAGCCACAGAACAACTCGTATTCACGAACCGCTCCACGTGACAATTGGTTTTTCTCGACCTCGAAGCCGATAGTAAATTTTGACTCGAACTCTGAGCCGTCAAAAACTACAGCTGTCCGCTGTTCTACAGGCTTGAGCCCTGCAACGTCCACTTTGTGGGCTGTCTTGTTCAACTTGAGGGGTGACGGCTTGCCGTGGTAGTGTGCCACTTGACCCCTGCTTGAATTACCTGTGATGCTGTAAACGATACCTGTCTGATTCATAAAAATTAAATTTAGATTGTGGTTATTGTGATTGATTAGTGTCTTTGAAGACACAGCCCCTGCTTAAGCAGGAAGCTGTGCGATTAAAAATGCAATTGCCTGCTCAATTTCCTCCCTGCTGTTCGTTGTCTTCACCTCAGCCTGTGAAGTGATACGAACCGATACGTTACCCTCAGGACGTTTGAAGGACAGGGTGAATACCACCTCAGGACGAACCTCGACCTGTGCCTCTTCCTGTTCACCTTCACCTTCACCTGCTTCACCTTGTCCACCTTCTGTGCTCCCTGTTTCCACCTGCTTTGCGAATTTCAGCAAGCCCTCGAGCGACCTGTTCGCCTGCTGTCCTGCCTGCTCCACTTCGTCACACTTAGTTTTGAACGTCTCGACCACCTCAGCCTGCAATTCGCCTGCCTTGATGACTTTGTAGAAATAGCTTTTTTGCCATCCAAAAACCTTGTTGCCGAACTCTTCGGTGCTCCACTCGATGCCGTCCTCTCTGAGCGTAGCTTTGCCCTCTTCCGACCTGTACCACTGAACCGCCACGAGCACAGCCTTTGACAGCTGTAGTGTCTGTTCAAATTTCTTCTTCTGTCCGTTGGTTAGTGTACGCTGTAGGCTACGTACTTCTGTCAGGTTCAGTGCCTGCTTAATTTCCGACCTGTTCAGGAAGGCTGTCTCGATGCTTAGTAAATTGCTCATTTTGTTAGTGTTTAAAATGTTAAAAAAATTAGTAATGTGTGTTCATTTGTCGTTCATTGACAGCACAATGTTCGTCTATTACTTTTACACTACCAAATTTTTGGACAACTTTTTTTTCAGTCAGGGCAAAGTTTTTTTTCACGATACGCTGAAACCCTTTACTGACAAGGCTTTCGGGCTGTCTGTTCCCTGAAAAAAATTTTTTGTCTCAGGGGCTCAAACAGGGGCTGTCCTGTCCCTTTTAGTGTCTTTGAAGACACAGGGAGCAGGGGCTGTTTCTGTCCTGTTCAGGCTGTGTTCAGGGGCTGTTCATAACGTGACACAGGTACACAGGTGAACAGGTGACACAGGTACACAGGTGAACAGGTGACACAGGTACACAGGTGATACAGGTACACAGGGGCTGTCCTGTTTCCTGTTCACACAGGAAGCAGGGAGCAGGGAGCGGAGCAGGTGACAGGGAGCAGGGGCAGGGAGCGGAGCAGGGAGCGGAGCGGAGCAGGAGCAGGGGCTGTGCCTGTGCCTGCCTGTGCAGGTGCAGGCAGGCAGGGGAAAAGCCGAAAATATCGGCAGGGGCTGTCCATTTTTGCACCCCCCCCTTCTCTTTTTTTTCCGTTTTCCGGCGGGGGTCCGCTGACGTGCGGTGGGGTATAACCCAAACACTACGGGTATCTCGTGTCAAGAAAAAACTTATATTTGTAGGGTACATTTAAAACACATAGCTATGTTTAGTAAAAAAGTAAATCTCGGAAACAGTATTTACCAACAGAAGGGTTCAGGTTACGGCTTGAATGTGAAAGATGGTATGTTGATTAACAATCGCCCTGACGGTCAGACGGGTATTCAGCAGATGGCACAGATGAAGAAAACCATTAAGCGTGCTGAGAAGATAGCAACCTATTCGGAGGCTATTGCTATGGGAAACCGTATGAGTGATATGGGAGACTGTTGTCTTTAAAAGTCTCTTGTGGGTTAGCAACTATTAGGGGGTTCTATATAGAATCCCCTTTCTTTTTTTATAGATTGGCATAATCGACACTAATTATGATATATTTTATGTCGTTTTTTCTAATGTAACTAATTAATAATCAATAATAATGTCGATAATGTCGATTTAAAAGAGAAACTGTAGTGGGAAAAATATTATATAAAGGAGGTAAATAGAGAGAGAGATAGGGAAAAAATAAAATGACATTGCGGTATGGAGGACAAAGATGAGTTAATAGTGTTTGTTTTTGTTGGGCTATGGGCTATAGTTTACTTTGGATTTTTAATTTACATTAATAATTTGTTCAGTAACTAAGTTTATTTATACTATATTTGTACATCTTTAAAAATTAAATCAAATTTTACGCAAATGGACTTTAAAACAGACACGAGTTATTTGCCTAAGGACCTACAGTTTGGTCATACGGGCAGGAAGAAACTAATTGATGGTGTACTAAAGATGGCGAGGGCTGTCAAGAGTACGTTGGGACCCGGGGGCAATACTGTCCTGATTGAGTCACCACACCACACTCACGGTATTACAGTAACAAAGGATGGGGTCACGGTTGCGAAGGCTGTTGACTTGCTTGACCCGGTTGAGAACCTTGCGGTCAAGATGATGAAGGAAGCAGCAGACCGGACGGCAACAAGTGCCGGCGATGGGACGACCACGGCGATTGTGCTGACTGAGTCTTTGGTATTGGGCGGGCTTGAGCATATCAAGGAGACCCACAACCGGACTGAGGTGTTGAGACATATGGTGGACATAAGCACCAAGGTGGTGGACAAGCTGCGTAGGAAAGCCAAGAAGGTGACGAGCAGTATGTTGGTTGATGTGGCGAGTTTGTCGGCTAACAATGACCGTGAGATTGGTCGAATCATTGCCGAGGTTTACAAGGACGTGGGCAAGACCGGTATCGTTACCGTTGAGAAGAGTCAGACGGCTGAGACATATGCCGAGACGACCAAGGGGTTAAAGTTTGACCGTGGGTATATGAGCCCGATGTTTATCAACGATGCGAAGAAGGACGAGTGTGTCTTTGAGGACACTATGGTCTTGGTAGCAGATATGGAGATAGCAAATGTGCTACAGTTGGAGAACGTGCTGAAGCCAATCATCAGCGAGGGGAAGAAGCTATTGATTATCTCACCGTGCAACGCAAATGTGATAAATACGTTGGCGGCTAACGTGGTGAAAGGGAACCTGAAGGTTTGCATTGTGCCTCCGCCAAACTTTGGGCATAAGCAGCACGAGATTATGCAAGACATCGCCATCAGTGTTGGGGCGACATATTTCAGCGAGAAGACCGGTGATGACCTGAGCCATATTAACTATGCCCATCTTGGTCACGCCGCAAAAGTCATTGTCAGTAAGGATAAGACTGTTATCATCAAGTCGGCATTGAAAGCTGACCAAGGTGCTATTGAGGAGAGGGTCGCTCAACTTTGGGAGGCTCACGCTCAGGCTAAGCGGAAAGGTGACAAGGACTTTATCTTGGAGCGTATTGCTGCACTGACCGGCGGTATCGGGGTGATATTCGTTGGTGGTCAGACTGACCTTGAGCAGAAAGAACTGTATGACCGTGTTGATGATGCGGTGTGTGCGGTGCGTTCCGCACTTGAGGAGGGCATTTTGCCCGGAGCCGGCAAAGCATTGGCTGAGATTCTTGTATCTGACATTGTCACTGAGGCGACAAGCGAGGAGCAGTTGGCAGCTATGAAAATTGTCGATGCGGCTCTTTCCGCTCCGCTGACGCAGATACTTGAGAACGCCGGACTGTGCGTTACCAATATCTACAACGGTCACGAGGAAGAAGGGTATGGTTATAACCTGAAGACCGGGGAGAAAGGGAACCTGATTCAAATGGGTGTTATTGACCCGCTGAAGGTGACACGCAGTGCATTGCAAAACGCAGTCAGTGTTGCAACAACGATTCTTTCAACAAATGCAATCATCACAATGGCGAGAAGCTACGAAACCAAATAATATGAGCATACTTAAAAAAATCTTAGAAGACTACCCTGACGATGACTTCTTGAAAGCAGATGGATTTGATGATGCCATTATTGGGCTAAGCACCAAAGGCGTTCTTGTGTATTCCGTCCCAAAGTGTATTGACATTTTGATGGATAAGCACAAGATGGACTATCCTGAGGCTATCGACTTCTTCTACTACAACGTAGATGGTTCATTCGTTGGGGACAAAACCCCGATATGGGTAAACGACAACTTTAATCTTTAAATCAAATACAATGACATTAGAAAATGTTGCTCAAGTAGCACACGAAATCAACAAGGTTTACTGTGAAGCCTTTGGAGATAATTCACAGCCATCGTGGGAGGATGCTCCTGATTGGCAGAAAGGGTCAGCTATCAGAGGTGTTGACTTCCATTTGAACAACCCTGACGCAACACCGGAAAATAGTCACGAACAATGGTGTCGTGATAAAGCGGCTGAGGGTTGGAAATGGGGACCCGTTAAGGATGCTGAGAAGAAAGAGCATCCGTGTTTCTGCCTTTACAGCGAATTACCATTGGAGCAGAGAGTGAAAGACCATTTGTTCCGTCAAATTGTTCACAGTTTAAAACCACATATCGGATGAAACCAATAGGAAAATACATTGTTGTTCAGAACGTAGATGAGGAAATCAAGACCAAGTCAGGTCTATTCCTTTCAGGGGAAGATGCCAATCAGTTGCGGTACAAGAAAGCCGTTGTGGTTGAGCCGGGCACTGACGTTTCGGCAATCGAGAAACTCGACACCATCTACTACGATAAGACTCACGGCTTTACGATGATAATCAATGACGAACAGTACACGATTATTCGGGAGTCTGATGTCGTTGTTGTCGTATAGCGGCGTTCATCTGAACAATCATATTGCGGTATACCTTATCGGAGTATGAGACGTTCTTCTGAAACATTGGGTTGTAAGACGTACTGACGGGGATTTCATCCCCGTTTAGTTTTTTATAGATTTCAGTAACGAGCCGTGTTCCTTTGTACGAAAGTTCGTACAATGCTTTGCGATGTCCCATCCGTTTGCGGAACACCACAATCCATCCGTCACGGAGCAAGCGGTCAAACCGGTCTTCGTCCCAAGAAAGTAGTTCATCGAACTCAATAAACTTGTTTTTACTGAAGTAAGATTCTGAGTAGAGGAAGAGAAGCATATCAAGGTCAGCTTGATTCAGACCGTACTTTGCTTTGTAAAAATATCGTATTACCCTCCAATATTTGAGGTAGTCATTCGCCTTCGATTTCATTTGATTTAATTTATTATCTTTGTTGCGAAGTTAATAAATTCATTTACTATATTTGAACAATCAATAAAGTCGTATGAAAAAGAAAGTCGCAAGCAAAAAAACACAGAAATTCCCAACTAAAGCTGCAAAGCCTGTTGCGAAAGTAGCTGCAAAGCAGCCTGCTCAAAAGAGTCCACAACAAGTAATGCCGCAGGGAAGACCTGATATGCCATTGGCGGCTACTCCTCAACCTCAACAAATGATGTAATATGCCAACCACTACGACAGCCACTACGACAGCTACTACTACTGACAAAAAAACTGAACAGAAGCCAAAGACGCTTACTGAAAAAATCGCTGAGATTAATACCAATAAGTTTAAGTCGGACAAGGAAAAGGCTCTTGCTGCTCAGAATACAAAATTGAAACAGCAGATTGCGACTGCAAAATCTAAGAGGGGTCCTGCTCTTTCAAGTCGTATTTCAGGATTAAGTAAATTACAGCCAAGTATGGGTCAACAGCTTACAAAATCATAACATATTTTCTAATTCAAAAAATAAATAAAAATGGCAAAAGCTAAATCCACAAACAATCTGCCTGCTGCTTCAAAATTGAAGTCTCCGGCTGCGGCTGCAAAGCCTGCAATCAAAGGTGCTCTTAAGGGTGCTGTAAAAGGTGCTATGAAAGGTGCAATGAAATCAATCAAAAGTAAAAAATACTAAAATGGCAAAAGTAAAAGACACTCCAAACTTGCCGGCTTCATCTCGTATGCAGATGCCAACAACCGGTGACAAGTTAGGTAGCCGCATCACCGAGCACGGTGGTATGGCAAAAGGTAAAGCAGGTGCTGTCGTGAAAGCGGGAGGTGCTGCATCGCTTGTTTCAAAGACAAAAGGTAAAATGGGGATGAAGGGAAGTAATCCTTATTGTTAATCGTTAAAAAAAATCAGAAATGGCTGTTAAGAAAACAACTGAAACAACTCCTGAATCAGGATTGGTAGAAGAGACGACTCCTGAAACCACACCCACAGGTGTGCAAGAGGTTGCTCCAATAATTTTGAATGAGCCTGCTCCTGCAAAGGAGGATTCAGGCTACGGAAGTCGTGACTTCCGCACACCTATTAATCAAGGATAAAGCCTGTGTTGTGGGCAGGGGTGTAAAAGCCCCTGTTCACCATTTCGGGAAACCGGAATGTCAGGTAGAGTCCTTGATTATACAGGGTTAAAAGGATTGTCGTGGCGGCATTGAGTTGGCATCACCCCGTATGGAGCCTAAGCAAAGTCGGAAGGAGCCGCTCATAAGCCTGAGGGAAACCGAGGGTTGAAGGGTTGCAAGACCTGAGTGCAATGTGCGGCAGTCTGCTTGTCGTAGTGTTTAAGTGTAACCTTAGCACTTACCTTTTAAAGTTTTATCTGTATCGCTACTTAGGTAGTAGGATAAAACAAAAGGTTGGGACATTGAGACCGAAAGGTCAAGATGAATGACACTTCGCCAAGAACCCTGTTTTTAAATTTGAAAACAATAGTGCTATGGCAGATAAATCAAAGATGAAGTGTAACCGTCCGGTTCCTTCAGATAGACCCGGCAAGAAAAAAATGGTTAAAGCCTGTGCTAATGGCGAGGAGAAGTTGCTCCATTTTGGGGCAAAAGGGTATGGCAACAACTATAGTGCTGCGGCTCGTAAGAGTTTCAAGGCAAGACACGGGTGCGATAGTGCAACAGATAAATTGACCCCAAGATATTGGGCTTGTAAAAACCTATGGGCAGGTCCCGGAGGTTCAACGACAAGCAATCCTAAAGGCAGAAAAGGTAAATACTAAAGATATGTCAACAGCAATGAAAAAAATCATAAAGAAGGCTGCTAAGTTTGAGTCTAAGAAATCGTTAGATGGACCTATGAAGTTTCTTAAAGGTAATGTAAGCCCGGTAGTAAAAAAGAAAAAGAAATGAAAGACGCTTGCTACAAAAAAGTAAAGGCACAATATGATGTGTTCCCGTCAGCGAGAGCATCTCAAGCTATTGCTAAATGTAGAAAAGAGTCGGGGAGTGTAAGAAAAGGGGCTGAGGGTACTTCACTAAAAAGGTGGCAAGCTGAGAAATGGGTTGACACAAGAACGGGGAAACCTTGTGGGGCAGGAGGCAAGAACGAGTATTGTCGTCCATCAAAAAGAGTGTCTTCAAAGACACCAAAGACAAAGAGTGAAATATCTCCTTCAATGTTATCGGCAAAGAAGGCTGAGAAGTCAAGAGTTGGGATGGGAAAAAGAGTCTCAAAAATTTAATACATTTGTATAATAAATTTAAGAAAATGGAACAAGTAAAATCGTGGTACTTATCAAAAACAATTTGGGGCGTTATAATTGCGTTCTTGGGATTGATTTCTAAGAACATTTTTAATTTATACATTCCCGATGTGTCATCTGAAATCGTTGAGATTATTGGATTGGCACTTGCTGTGTATGGTCGAATAAAAGCGGAAAAATTTATAGCATAGTATGGCAATTATTCATCGTGATAAATGGAAGGGTAAAGGTCTTGGAGATACAATCGAAAAGATTACTACTGCAACAGGCATTAAAAAGGTCGTAGACAAGATTTCTGAGGCTACGGGCAAAGATTGTGGTTGCGAAGAGAGGAAGGAGAGACTGAATAATCCAAACTTGTTAGTCAATAAAGTATTTTATAACAACGATAATAAATAAAGATTATGTCAGTATTCAAATCACAATTTTCAAGAGCGTTGCCTGTTATCAAGTCTGATAATGCAAACATACCTTATCCTGCTGATGCTGCATCAGGGACAAACACTGCTACTGCTACAAATCAATTGATTAATTCTGCGGCAACATTTGTAACAAACGCTATTGCCCCCGGAGATATTGTTTACAATACTACTGATGGGACTGCGGCAACAGTTGTTTCTGTTACAAATCAGACTACGCTTGTTTTAAATGCAGACATATTTGCTGCTACGGCTAAAGCGTATGTTGTATATCAAGCATCTTCTCAGACTACAATCGGTAATGCCGGTTGTTTTTTGTATGTTGGAGGGTCAGGCACATTGGTAGTAACCACTATAAGTGGTGACATTGTAACATTTACAGGAGTTCCTGTGGGAACTGTTCTTCCTGTTCAAGTTATTAAATTAGCTTCAGCATCAACAGCAACATTAGTAATTGCTCTTTGGTAAAAAGAAAATTATGAGCACAATGCAAGAAAATCTCAGACTCGACTCAATGGAACAGGAACTAAAAACCATCAAGGGAGAGGTGTCTGAAATGAAAACTATGCTTAAGGATATTCATACCTTGTTAGCCGGGAACCCTATCGACAAAGACTCAGGAGGTTTGCTATCAGATTTCAAAGAAATGAAAGATGAATTGGATGAGATTAAAGACCAACTGCGAAAATACAAAGCATATTTTTATGCACTTGTTACCTTGTTTGGGATAGGGGCTTTAAAAGTTATTGTTGAATTTTTAACTTCTAAGTAATGGCAAAAGCAAAGATTTCAACAGACTCATCTTTCAAAAAGAAAGCAAAAAAGAAGGGCGTAGCAGCTAAGACAAAGACAAGTACGTTAAAGTCGAGTAAGCTATATAAAAAACCGTATAAAGGTCAAGGACGATGACAACTCAGTATGCTACAAAGAAATATGGGACACCCAATGTCACAGGTACGGGATACTTGGTAAAAATCGAGTTGCCTTACCCTATGCGAATAGCTTGGGACACTGACAGCACGGTAAAAACAATGATGTGTCATAGCTTGGTGGCTGAAAAGTTTAAGGCAGTTTTTAACGAGTTGCTTATCCATTATGGGTATGATAAGATTAAAGAGTTGGGAATTGACTTGTTTGGCGGTTGTTTTAACTATCGAAAGATGCGTGGTGGAACTAAAATGTCTATGCACTCTTGGGGGATAGCTATTGATTTAGACCCGGCACGTAATACATTGAAAGAAACGAGTGCGACAGCGAGGTTTGCACGTCCTGAGTATAAGGCTATGATTGATACTTTTTACAATCACGGTTTTATCTCTTTAGGTCGTGAAAAAAACTACGATTGGATGCACTTTGAAATAAAAGATTGATATGCCTGAAAAAAAGAAATTTAAAGAAACAAAGGTTGGGAAGTTTTTAACCCAAAAGGCTCCAAAGATATTAGATGTTGTTGGGGATATACTCCCGTCTAATGGTGTGTTTGGTGTGGTTAAAAACCTCATCTCATCTTCAGATGAGTTGACCCCTGAGGAGAAGGCGTTAGCGATGGAAGAGTTGTCAAAATCTATTGAGGCGTTTGAGATTGAGGTTAAAGACCGTGAATCAGCAAGGCTGAGAGAGGTAGAGATAGCTAAGACCGGGAAGTTTGACTTCCTTTTTCTTTTAACGGGGCTTGTTGGGTTAAGTGTGTTCTGCTTTATCGTTTATGCGATTGTGTTCTTGGCTATACCTGAGCAAAATAAAGAGATATGGATACATCTTATTGGAATTTCAGAAGGCGTTGTGCTATCTATCTTTGGCTACTACTTCGGAAGTGCCATTAAGAAGAACGTGCATCCATAAATTTACTATATTTGTAAAAAATAAAATCAAATCAAATGGAAAAGACAATTTTATCGAAAGAAGAACTTGGTAAAATCCAAGAAATGAACAATGAATTTACAAAAGCTAAAATGGCTCTTGGAGATTTAGAGATGCAGAAGCAAAACATCTTAAAATCAATTGAGGTTTTGAGAGGAGAGTTTGCTAAGCACGAAATTGGATTGATTGAGAAGTATGGTCAGGATTCTGTTATCAATGTTCAAACAGGAGAAGTAACAAAAAAACAAGACTAATATGACACCGGGAAAATTTATCGGGACTTTGTTCCACTCAAGAGATGCGATGCACATCGCTCATCTTCAGACAACATCGTTTGCGGAGCATAAGGCTTTGAATCATTATTATGATGAGATTCTTGAATTGACAGACAAGTTCACCGAGGCTTATTTTGGCTTTGCTAAAAGAGTCGAGATTGTCATCCCTGAGTCTAAAGTAATGGATTCAACTACCCACTTGAAGGAGTTGCGTTCTATTCTTGATACAGAGAGGGCTAATTACCCTTCTGAACTTCAAAACATCATTGACGAGATGCTTGACTTAGTTGACAAGGTCTTGTATCTGTTAACTTTAAACTAAGCAAAAGCGATGGCAAAGATTAGTACATACAATGTGGTTCCTTCACCGGCTGACCTAATGGATATGGTGATAGGCACAAACGTGAACAATAACAATGAGACTGAGAATTTTGAGTTGTCTCAGATACTGTCTTTGTATCCTCAAATCACTCAAAAGGCGAGTCTTTATAGTTCTGTTAATCAGGTTCCTGTAGTTAATACAGATACGACTATTACCTTTGATACAACTCAATTTGCAACTACAGGACTTACTCCATTACCAAGTGGAGGTCCTACATTTACCGGGATTCAAATTGGCAATGGGGGGTATTATCGTGTTGATTGTTCTTTTACCTTAAAAGGCTCAGTTTCCGGTGGAGAATTTAGATTTTGGTTAAGAGTAAATGGAGTTGATATTGGACCTGCTTATATAGAAAATTATAGTGCTAATTTAGGCAATGGTAATGTAACTTTTAATCTAAGTTATATTTACGATTTTACAGCAGCAGATATTGTGTCAATAGCTTACAAAACAAGTACATCGTACATTTCTTTACAGTCTGTTGTAGCAACCGGCACAGTTCCGATGATACCAAGTGCACGAATCCTTATAAGTCAAGTTTAAAATAATGAAGCATAATGGCAAAGATAGAGACTTACATTTTAGCGACTCAGCCGCTCTCGTTTAGCGATATGCTAATCGGGACCGAAGTAGGAGGTCCTATCCCAAATGCCACTAAAAACTTTTCATTAGGAGAACTTTACAACTTATTTTCTTCGCTGCCTGCTGTTGGGAATCTTCAGCAGACCTTAAATGCAGGGAATATAGCTACTCAAAACATTTTCCTTACCGGAAACATTGAGACATCTACTATTAAGCCTGTTTACATTATTGACGGTCTTAATTCTACAGGAGCGGTAGGAGAAGTCCTTATTCGTTCATTCTCAGGAATATCTTGGGGTCCAATTCCTCCTTCAACTTTACAGCAAGTTCTTGATGCAGGGAATACAGCTACGCAAAACATTGTGTTGACGGGTAATATAACTTCAACTCAGATTATCCCCGGCAATATAAAGGATGGGTTGGGTAACTTGGGGACTACCGGTCAGATACTTTCTAAGACAGCAACGGGGATTCAATGGATAAATAATAGCACCGGAATCCAAGACTTAAACTCAGTCTTGTCTATAGGCAACTCATCTTTATTAAATGCTGATATAGGGGAGTTAGGCTTATGGGATACTGTTAATCTGTATTATAATTATCTTAGGACTGTTGATAACAGTTTAGAGTTTCGTCTTAATAGCGGTCAATTAGTATTTATTACCGAACAAGGATATATTTCTTTTAGTGGGGGCGTTAGTGGACTTTCAACTTCTACTATATTTAATAGCTTTTTAACAGCAAATAGAACTTATAATTTGCCGGACCAAAATGGAACAATACCACTATCTGTTAATGGATTTACCGCAAGTGTTCTTGGTAATATATCTATCCCTATATCAACATTTTCCCCACTTACTACAAAAGGAGACCTTTATACATTTAGCACTGTAAATACAAGGCTTCCTGTAGGATTAAATACTCAAGTTCTTATTGCAGATAGCAGTCAGCCAACCGGGTTAAGGTGGGGTTCAAATACCGCACCTGTTCCTTTGGGGTACTATGGTCAGTATTTTGATTACAATGACCAAAATGCTACAATAAATAATGTAGGTGTTCCAATGATATTTGGTACTCTTGATTTATCTAATGGAATTACTGTAGTTTCTGATGGAACAAACTTGACAAAAATTACTTTTGCCAATTCAGGGGTGTATAACCTTCAGTTTTCAACTCAGTTTGAAAACCTTTCAAATGCTCCTCAAGATATATTTATATGGCTAAGAAAGAATGGAACAACAACTGCTTTTGATGTAGTCGGGTCAACGGGGTATGTTGGATTGGAACCAAGAAAGAATCCGGGAGACCCTTATCATACTATTGTTACTTGGAATTTTCTGTTAGATATAATTGCAGGAGATTTTTATCAAATAGTTTGGGCTACTACAGATATTACTAATGTTGGTATTCGATTTAATGCAGGAACGGTTAATTTCCCTTCAACTGCATCAACATTATTTACGGTTACTCAACAATCAGGTATAATGGCAGGTACAGGCGTTACAAACGTCAGTGCAGCTATGACCAATCCAAGTCAGACTGTTGCTGTTACTAATCCTACTACAATACCAAACATAACGATTGACGATACTAACTTGCTTTACAACAAGTTTATGGTCAATCAATACTCATATATATTCCCAAGCGATGGTAACATATTGTGGGATACACTTCGTGTAGGTGGTACAATTCTTTCAACGGGCACTATTACAGCACTTAGTGAAAACCCAATGGGGCAATTATTTACTACAGCTGCCGCCGTAAGTTCTGTTGTTGCTTTATATGGGACATCATTTGGAGGTTCGGGATACCTTGGGGTAAACTTTGACTTTGACTTTTCTTACCGTTTCAGGATAAACACAAATAATGCTGCACAAAGATTCTTTTGTGGAATATCTGCATTATACCCTACAGCAGCACCAACTAATGTTGAGCCAACTACTTTAATAAACAGTATAGGTCTTGCAAAGCTGTCAACTTCAAACAATTTCTATTTTGTTTGGAATGATGCAACGGGAACAGCTTCATCTTCTGACTTAGGGGCATCATTCTCTGCTGTAGATACTACGAGCACGTGGAGGATGCGTATTTATAAGAAAAGCGGTATTGCAGCTGTTAATCTTGAGTTGACAAAAATTACAAATACCGGTATTATTACAGTTACTACCTTAACAATAACATCTGATTACAATACAGGTGCTACAAGCTACCCTGTTATTTGGATGGGGAATAGCACTACGGTGGCAGGGGCTGTTTCATTTAAAAACTATGGATGCCAAATGACAAAACGAAGCCTTATAAACGCATAATATGGACATCAGAAAAATTTCAATAGGACCTGATTACAAAAGCGGAGCGATGCACTACATCGTTGGGCAGAAAATTCTTGGCGACACAAACGAAATACACCTAATAAAACACGAAGAGTCGACAAATTCTATACTGATTTATATCATAAACGAAAAAAAAGAAGTAGTTTTATGGAAGCAGTTTAGTTCTACTGTTCCAATTTCAATCGAATTTAATATCAATTTTTAATGAGGTCACCGTTTTATTTTGTAGTTAGCCCCCTAAATGGGAAAAGATATGACAATACAAGAGAGATGTCAGGGGTTGAGATTGTCGTTAGCACTTCTGAAGAAGACCATAAGTTTTCAAACAGGTTTGCTGAGGTATTGGAATTACCTGTAAAATACGATGGTCCAATAGAGAAAGGGGACATTCTTCTTGTTCATCATAATGCTTTTAAGTTCTATAATGATATGAGAGGTCGTCAGAGAAGTGGTCGTAGTTTTTTCAGGGATGATGTCTTTTTGATTGATTCAGAACAGTTCTTTCTCTATAAGAAAGGTTCCACGTGGAACGCTTATGATAAGTATTGTTTTGTAAAGCCTATACCGGCGGTTGACTCTTATATCAAGAAGCCATTTTCTGAGGAGCCTTTGATGGGCATAATGAAATATCCGAATGACTACTTGCTTAGTCGTGGTGTAAAAGCCGGGGACCACGTTTGTTTTTCTCCTGATAGTGAGTATGAGTTTGAGGTAGACGGGGAAAAACTATACAGAATGTATGACCATCAAATCACGATTAAGTTATGATAAATGTTGTAGATAATTTTTTAGATACAGACATATACGAGCCTCTTTATAAGAAGTTGTCGTCCAACCAATTCAAGGAGATTCCTGCGGGAGATAAATCTTTTTGGGTTCAGTTTAGCAGTCCTGAGTTTGATGGGCTTGTTTTAAATAAGATAAGCACGATTGAAGGCGTTAAGAGAAAGAATATATTTAGCTTTTTTAGGGTAGCTACAGACAAGGTTGATACAGATTGGAGGATTCATTCCGATGCCATTATTAATGGCGAAAGACCTGAAAGGGCATTGGTTCTTTATCTGTCTCCTTCTTTTATGAATGGGCTGCACGGAACAGCTTTTTGGAAGCACAAAGAACTTGGGGATTATTTGCCCCAAGATGTATCGTTTAGCGAATACGACAACGTATTGTTGAACGACTCGAATAATGTAGACAAGTGGGATTTGCAATCGGTTATTGGATACAAAATAAACAGGGCAGTTATGTATCCTTGTAACTATTTTCATAGCAAATACCCAAACCAAGGATGGTCAGAGGGAAGAATGGTCTACGTTATGTTTTATAAGTAATCAAATCAAATCTATATGAATCTAATCACTTTTGACGATGTATTAAAGGACCCAAGCAAGTATGTTGAAGACATTGAGTCTTATGGGTTTCAAGAAATTGCAAGTGGGGACAAGACGTTCCATAATGTACAGCCACGTGATAATAATGACGAGTTTGCTGAGTATGTTCTGTCTATGTTCCCGGGATATAAAATAAAATGGAATGTTATCCGTAAATCAGACCCTGATATAGAGTCAAAGAAGTTGAACTATGAAGGTATGACCGGGGATATTACAGCCGTTTTGTTTTTAAGCGATGTAGACGGGGATGAAGGCACGGTTATTTTCGATGACGAGAAGAACGTGCTTTGTACTGTTTATTCAAAGTTTAACCGTATGGTAGCGTTTGATTCAGATGTTTTAACGGGCGGGGACGCTTTCGAGTATTCTGTGAATCCTAAAAAAAGCAAAATAAGTCAGGTTATATTTTTGGAGGAGAAGAAATGAGTAAAGACGTAAAAGACATAAAACTTAGAATTATTCAGGCGGGTCATAGAGCCGTTCAAGAGTTGATTAAAGTTGCCGAAGAGTCCATCTTAAAACCTGACGATGATGGAGGCGATTTAGCGGCAGACAAACTTAAGAACGCTGCGGCTACAAAGAAGTTAGCCATATTTGACGCATTTGAGATTCTAAACAGGATTGAGGCTGAAAAAGAAAATATTGAGGCTATTGATAAAGGAATAAGTAAAACTGAAACAAAACAAGGCTTTGCAGAAAGACGTTCTAAATAATGAATTGTATAGGGTACTTTATGACTACGTGCCGGCTAATGTTCTTGCTTCCAAGAATAAGGCTATGTCGTGGGAATATGGGTACGATGAAAAGTACAATATGGTCATTATTTCAAAGACCGGTCAGATAGGTGAAGTTATAAGTATTTCGGGGTTAGCCATAGCGTTGCCTCTTGCTCCTAAAAAGTGTCTTCAAAGACACTCGAATCCAAAAGAACAATATTGGGAAAGAGAAGAACTCCCTAAGGAGTTAGCCAAAATCCAATCAATCTTCCATTGGAATGAGATGGCATCTCAGTTTAAGAACCAATGGATAGATTATATTGAGCATCAGTTCGACTGTCGTGAGCAGGGATTTTGGTTTATGAATAACGGAAAGCCAATCTATATAACCGGGTCTCATTGGATGTATTTGCAATGGGCGAGTATTGACGTTGGGTATCCTGACTTCAGAGAAGCTAACCGGATTTATTGGATATTTTGGGAGGCTTGTAAAGCTGACCCAAGGGCATTTGGGATGATTTATCTTAAGATTCGCCGTTCGGGATTCTCTTTTATGGCATCTTCCGAGTGCGTCAACATAGCTACCCTTGCGAGAGATTCTCGTGTTGGAATCCTATCTAAGACCGGTTCGGATGCTAAGAAGATGTTTACGGACAAGGTTGTCCCGATAAACAGTAGACTTCCTTTCTTTTTCAAACCGGTTATGGATGGTATGGATAAGCCAAAGTCCGAGTTGGCGTTCAGGTTGCCGGCTTCCAAGATTACCAAGAAGAATATGTATGAGGTAAATGACAATGAGATTGATGGATTGGATACCACAATAGATTGGAAGAATACCGAGGACAACTCTTATGATGGAGAAAAACTTCTATTCTTGGCTCACGATGAGAGCGGTAAGTGGGTTAAGCCAAACAATATCAAGGAGAATTGGCGTGTAACTAAAACCTGTCTTCGTCTTGGTAGCAAGATTATTGGGAAGTGTATGATGGGGTCTACCTCAAATGCCCTAAGCAAAGGGGGTCAGAACTTTAAAGATGTATACGAGGATTCGAGATTATCTGTACGGAACGCAAATGGTCAGACTAAAAGTGGGCTATATGCTTTGTTTATCCCGATGGAGTGGAATATGGAAGGCTTTATTGACCGGTATGGGATGCCTGTATTTAGAAAACCTCAGGAGCGTGTTGGAGGGGTTGATGGTGGTTGGATAACAAACGGGGCTATTGATTATTGGGAGGCTGAGGTAGATTCTTTGAAAAATGACTCAGATGCCTTGAACGAGTTCTATCGTCAGTTCCCAAGGACCGAGTCTCACGCTTTTAGGGATGAGAGCAAGCAGGCTTTGTTTAACCTTACCAAAATATACCATCAGATTGACTACAACGACACTATGATTAAGGAGCACTATGTTTCACGTGGAACATTTCAGTGGAGAGATGGGATAAAAGATTCTGAGGTTATTTGGTCTCCTGATAAAAACGGGAGGTTCTTTGTGAGTTGGTTCCCCCCTAAGCATTTACAAAACAATGTTCATACCCGATTAGGCATAAAGTATCCGGGGAATGAGCATATTGGGTCGTTTGGCTGTGACTCTTATGATATTTCTGCGGTAGTTGATGGCAGGGGGTCAAATGGTTCCCTGCACGGGCTTACTAAATACCATATGGATGAGGCTCCTGTAAACGAGTTTTTTTTAGAATATATAGCACGCCCTCAGACTGCTGAGATATTTTTTGAAGAGGTACTTATGGCGTGTATATTTTTTGGGATGCCTATTCTTATTGAGAATAACAAACCGAGATTGCTTTATCATTTTAAGAATAGAGGCTATCGTGGGTTCTGTATGAACAGACCTGATAAGCATATTTCTAAGTTATCAAAAACAGAACGTGAACTTGGTGGTATACCAAACTCTTCAGAAGATGTCCGTCAGGCTCACGCTGCTGCAATCGAATCTTATATTGAAAAACATATCGGCTTAGATTTAGAGGGTAAATATAGAGACCCCGAGATGATGGGGACAATGCCATTTACAAGAACATTAGAAGATTGGGCGAAGTTTGACATCAATGACAGAACAAAATTTGATGCCTCTATTAGTTCGGGATTAGCAATAATGGCAAACCAAAAACACCTCTACGTCCCTGAAAAAAAAGAATCGAAAATTAGTATTAACTTCGCAAGGTATAAAAATGACGGAACATTAAGCCAATTAATACGATGAAAAATATATTAATAGACATAACATCTACAGTCTTTCCTTCTCAGATGTGTTCTGACGAAGAGAAAGCATCAATGGCTTACGGCTTACAAATTGGTCAAGCTATCCAATATGAATGGTTTAGAAAAGATGGTAACAACAGTAGATACTATGGTCGTTGGCGTGAGTTTCATCGTTTAAGACTTTACGCAAGAGGGGAGCAGCCTATCTCAAAGTACAAGAATGAATTAGCGATTGACGGGGATATTTCTTATCTAAATCTTGATTGGACCCCGGTCCCAATCTTACCAAAGTTTGTTGACATCGTTGTAAATGGTATGTCAGAGCGATTATTTAAAGTTAAGGCATATGCACAAGACGCTATGTCTCAGTCTCATAGAAACCAATACCAAGAACAATTAGAAGGTCAAGCTGCTGCAAAAGATGTATTGACAATTATTCAGCAGCAAACAGGGGCAAATCCTTTTGTTATGAACCCTGATGAATTGCCTACAAATGACGAGGAACTAAAACTTCATATGCAGCTTAAATATAAGCCTGCTATTGAAATAGCCGAAGAAGAAGCAATCAACACAATTTTTGATAACAACAAGTACGATGAAATTAGACGCAGGCTTGACTATGATGCTACCGTAATTGGAATAGCTGTAGCAAAGCACGAGTTTCTTCCCGGGGCAGGAGTTAAAATATCTTATGTTGACCCCGCAAACATTGTTTACAGCTATACAGAAGACCCTTATTTTAGAGATTGTTTTTATTGGGGTGAGGTTAAAACTGTACCATTAACTGAGTTAATGAAGATTGACCCTACTCTAACAAAAGAAGACCTTCAAGAGATTTCTCAATACAGTAATTCTTGGTACGACTATTTTAATGTGGCTCAGTTTTATCAGAACGATATGTTCTTTAGAGATACTTGCACTTTGATGTATTTCAATTATAAAACCACTAAGAAGATTGTTTACAAAAAGAAGAATCTTGAAAATGGCGGTATTAGAATGATTGAGAAGGATGATAAGTTTAATCCTCCCGTTGAGATGATGGAAGAGGCAGGATTTGAGAAGGTAGAGAAGACTATTGACGTATGGTATGAAGGTATTTTGGTTATGGGAACCAATATCCTTTTGCAGTGGAGATTGTCAGAGAATATGGTAAGACCTAAGTCTGCTACTCAACACGCACTTTCTAACTATGTGGCTTGTGCTCCTCGTATGTATAAAGGGGTTATTGAATCTTTGGTTCGTAGGATGATACCATTTGCTGACCTTATTCAAATAACCCATCTTAAACTTCAACAGGTTATCAACCGTGTTGTTCCTGATGGAGTATTCATAGATGCGGATGGGTTAAGCGAAATTGACTTAGGAACCGGCAACGCATATAGTCCTGAAGATGCTCTTAGATTATATTTCCAAACGGGTAGCGTTATTGGGCGTAGTTTTACCGGAGATGGAGACTTTAATAATGCGAAAGTCCCTATTACTCAGCTTACATCTAACTCAGGGGCAAGTAAGACTCAAATGCTTCTTGCCAATTATAACCACTATTTGGATATGATTCGCTCTGTCACCGGTCTTAATGAGGCTCGTGACGGCTCTACTCCTGACCCTAATTCTTTGGTTGGGCTTCAGAAATTAGCTGCGTTAAATTCTAATACAGCTACTCGTCACATTCTTGAGAGTGGATTGTTTATGTATAGAGCATTGGCAGAGGCTTTAACGTATAGGGTTTCTGATATTTTAGAGTATGCTGAGTTTAAAGATGAATTTATTAATCAGATAGGCAAATACAATGTTAATCTTCTTTCTGAAATAAGTGACTTGTATATTTATGATTTTGGAATCTTTATCGAGGTTGCACCTGATGAAGAACAAAAGGCTCAACTTGAAGCCAATATACAAATGGCTCTTTCTAAAGGAGATATAAATCTTGAGGACGCTATTGATATTCGTGATGTAAAAAATCTCAAACTTGCAAATCAACTCCTCAAATTAAAACGCATCAAAAAACAAGAGCGTGAGGAAAAGATGGCAATGCAAAAGCAAGCAATGGTTGCGGAGCAGCAAATGAAATCTCAAGAATTAGCGGGGCAAACAGCTATGCAAAAAATGCAAGGGGAAATGCAAGGTAAAATGCAATTAAAAGAGGCTGAGACTCAGTTTGAGATTATGAAAATGCAGAAGCAAGCAGAGTTGAAAATAGCATTGATGGACCGTGAGTTTCAGTACAATATGCAATTGGCTGAGATTAATAACGCTACAACAGGAGACAGGGAACAGCAAAAAGAAGCTGCTAAGGCTCAAAGAATTAGCCTTCAAAATAGCCAACAATCAAAACTGATTCAACAACGTAAAAATAACCTGCCTCCGTTGGATTTTGAATCTAACGAAGATAGCTTAGATGGCTTTGATTTAGCCGAGTTTGAGCCTCGTTAAATAATATCAGAAATTTTGTATAAATTTGTAACAAATTAAATCTAATCAAATGGAATTAAAAGTAAGACTCTTAGAAGGCACAGAAGAAAAGGGTGTTGCTCAGGTAGAACAAGAATTGCTTGAGAAACACGAACAAGAAGTAAATGGAACTCCTCCCGCAGGCGATGAGCCACCGGCAGGCAATGAGCCACCGGCAGGGCAAGAGGATGACCTAAGCGAAGAAAAAGTTCTTTCATATATTGGGAAACGATATAATAAGCAGATTAACTCTTTTGACGAGTTGATGTCTGAGCGTAAAAGTGCTGAAGATTTACCTGAAGACGTTTCCGCTTTTTTGAAATACAAAAAGGAAACGGGTAGGGGAATTGACGACTTTATCAAGTTGAAGAAGGATTTCGATTCTATGGACCCTGAACAACTTGTAAAAGAATATCTGTCAGCTACACAGGAAGGTCTTGATAACGATGATATTGAGGCTTTGATGGAAGATTACAGATACGATGAGGACATTGACGAAGAGTCAAAGATTAAGAAGATAAAAATCGAAAGAAAAAAGATTGTCAACGAAGCGAAAAAATTCTTTAATTCTCAGAAGGAGAAGTACAAGCAGCCCCTTGAGTCAAGTACGGCGAGCCTTTCTCAAGATGAGAAGGAGGAATATGAATTGTTTCGACAATATACACAGCAGGCTAAAACAATCGAAGAGGAAAACAGTCGCAAACGTGAATGGTTTACCAAGAAAACCGATGAGGTTTTTGGCGGAGAGTTCAAAGGTTTTGAGTTCGATGTCAATAACAAAAAAATCGTTTTTTCTCCGGGAGACGCAAGCGAACTGAAAAAAATTCAATCTACTCCTCAAAATTTTATTGGTAAGTTTTTGGATGAGAATGGATTAATTAAAGATGCGGTTGGATACCATCGTGCTTTGGCTATTGCTATGAACCCCGAAAAGTTTGCTCGTTATTTCTATGAACAAGGGGCTGCTTCTGCTACAGATGATGTTACGAAAAAAATCAAAAACGTAAATATGTCTGAACGTAGAGCACCTGAAATTACGAAGACAAATGATGGGGTACAGGTTAAGGCTGTTAACCCTGATTCCGGTAGGAGTCTAAAAATACGCAGCATAAAACGTATTTAAAAAAATTAAAAACTTAAAAAAATGGCAGGTAATTTATTAAACAACCCCACGTTTGCACTGCAACCCTCAGCGGAGCAGGTCGCCTTGCAAACAAACTACATTACTAACTTCAACTTCTTGAATCAGTATCTTCCTGATACTTACGAGAAGGAATTTGAGCGTTACGGTAATCGTACAGTATCTTCTTTCCTCCGTATGGTAGGAGCAGAGATGCCTTCTAACTCTGACCAAATCAAATGGGCAGAACAAGGTCGTCTTCACATCAAGTACACTCAGGTTACATCAGCTGCTGCGGCAGGTGCTGCAACTGCTACTTTCACTGTAGCTGACGCAGGTGTTACTTACATTGCAATCCGTGTTGGACAAACCGTAATGATTCAGACAAACACCACCGGTGTTTTCAACAAAGCAATCGTTACTGCTGTTCCAACTGCAACAACTTTCACTGTTGCCTTCTACGAAGGTACAGGTCAGGCGTTCGCTGCGGCTGTTCAGTGTACAGTGTTCATCTATGGTTCTGAGTTCAAAAAAGGAACTAACGGAATGGTTGGTTCTTTGGAAGCTGAAGATGACATCTACTCTAACTCACCAATCATCATCAAGGACAAGTACGCTGTGAACGGTTCTGATATGGCTCAAATTGGTTGGGTTGAGGTTACAACTGAAAATGGTGCTACAGGCTACCTTTGGTACTTGAAGAGTGAGCACGAGACTCGTCTGCGTTTTGAGGACTATCTTGAGACTGCAATGATTGAGGCTGTGCCTGCTGTATCAGGTGCGGGTGGTGGTGCTGCTGCTGCCGGCTTCAAAGGTTCTGAAGGTGTATTCTACGTTGTAAACAATCGTGGTAACGTATGGGGTGCAGGTACTCCTACAACCCTTGCTGATTGGGATACTATCGTATCTCGTTTGGACAAACAAGGTGCTATCGAAGAGAACGTGGTATTTGTAAACCGTGGTTTGAGTTTCGACATTGACAATATGTTGGCTACTTTGAACGGTTGGGCAACAACAGGTGCTGCAAATGCTGCTTCTTACGGTTTGTTCGACAATGACGTGAATATGGCGTTGAACCTTGGGTTCAGTGGTTTCCGCCGTGGATACGATTTCTACAAATCCGATTGGAAATACCTGAACGACCCAACAATGCGTGGCGGTTTGAACCAAACAATCGCTTCTGCTACGGGTACAATTACAGGTTTGCTTGTTCCTGCCGGGTCTACCTCTGTGTACGACCAAATTATGGGCAAGAACGCTAAGCGTCCTTTCTTGCACGTTCGTTACCGTGCGTCTGAGGCTGAAGACCGCCGCTACAAAACTTGGATTACAGGTTCTGCGGGCGGGGCTCAAACAAGCGACCTCGATGCAATGGAAGTCAACTTCCTTTCTGAGCGTTGCGTATGTACCTTGGGTGCAAACAACTTCGTGTTGTTCCGTTTCGGATAATTAAATCCAAAAAAACAGGGGAGTGTCTTCAAAGACACTCCTCTTTTTAAATTTCAAATCAAATTAAATCTAATAAAAAATGGCACAGATTACACCAACCGATAAGGTTTACAAGTTAAAAATTGGGAATCCGCTTTCTTATACATTGGCTTCCCGGAATCATCCTCGCTTCCCCTTAATGTGGTATGACGAGAAAAACAATGTTAACAGGGCTTTGAGATATGCGGTTAACCAAAAGTCACCATTTGAAGACGAACAAGACGGGAACTCAATTCTCGAGCCTGTAGTTTTTGAAGACGGCTTTTTGAGAGTTCCTAAAACAAATCCTGTATTACAACAATTCTTGCACTACCATCCCGCAAACGGTATTCTTTTTGGAGAAGTAGACAAGGAGAAGGACGCAGCAGCAGAAGTTGAAGACCTCAATATTGAGGTAGAGGCTTTAATAGAGGCTCGTCAATTAAGTATTGACCAAATTGAGATGCTCACTCGAGTTATGTTTGGTAAGGACCCATCTACAGTTTCAACCGCAGAGTTGAAGCGTGATATTTTGGTGTTTGCTAAAAACGAGCCGAGGGAGTTCCTTGACATATTGAATGACCCTGAACTTAAATTCCAAGCTAAAGTCCGTTTGTTTTTTGAAAACAAATTGTTAGTTTTACGAAACGGGGACAAAGAAGTTTGGTTTAACACAAGCACTAACAAAAAGAAAATGCTTTCTGTGCCATTTGGAGAAGAGCCTTATGATTCAGTTGGCTATTACCTAAAGAGTGATGAAGGATTAGACGCTTTGAAAATGTTAGAGACGACTTTAGGAGATTAATACTCTGATTGTGGTTTGATTAATGATGAGAAGAGGGTCCAAATTTGTGCCCTCTTTTTTTTGTATATTTGTAAAAAAAGTAGACAGATGATAAACTCCGTAAGAAACGCAGTATTGACAATCCTTAATAAAAATAACTACGGATATGTCTCTCCGTCTGATTTTAATCTTATGGCTCAAAATGCTCAAATGGAGATTTATGAGGAGTATTTTAGCAATTATAATAAGGTCATTAACGCCGAAAATGGAAGAGGTTCAGGCACTGAATATGCTGATATTAAAAAGCCGATTTCAGAGGTTTTAGAAAACTTTCTAAAGAGTGATTTTTTGGTCCCAAAACAAACTGCTTCGGGTCTTGACATTAACAATTACTTCTTCCCTTCTGTAATTACAGTAGGCAATAATGCTTATATGATTAATAAGATTATTGTTTATACAAAGAGAATAACTTCAGGATTTAATGACAATTTAGTCCCATTTCAACTTGAGGATTCTAATGCTGATTTTATTACTGACGGAGTTCAGCCCGGGGATATTGTTGTAAACTCTACAACATATCAAGGCTCTGTGGTTGCTGCTGTTGTAAGTTCTACAATTTTAGACCTTTACGATGATATTTTCCAAGACCCACTTACCGGTGAGGATTACATTATTTATTCAGGCTCTTCTTATTCAGAAGCCGAGAAGGTAACTAACGGGAATATCTTGTTGTTATCAAACTCCCTTCTTACATCGCCGTCATTGATATACCCTGCTTATACAAACATAGGGAACTATATGTCTCTTTATCCAACAACAATAAATGGATATGGTGCTGTAAAGGCAGATTATTTTACATATCCTAAGGTCCCAAAATGGACATACACTACACTTGTTAGTGGGGAGCCTGTTTTTGACCAATCTCAACCTGATTATCAAGATTTTGAATTGCCTACAGAGGATGAGTATAAATTAGTAACAAAGATTCTTGAATACTGTGGTATTATTATTCGTGAAATGGAAGTCAGCCAATTTGGAATGGCACAGCAACAACACGAGCAACCTACATTCAGTATGCAGCAATAATAAAACCGTTTTGGATATGGCATATATTTCACAATACCAATACTACACCAATAATGGTGTTAACCCTACAGATGCAAATTGGGGGTCTTATCAATACGTTAGCCTTCAGGACATTGTCAACAATTTCTTGTTGATGTATTCGGGTAACCACTCTTTGGTTAATAATGAGGAGAGGTACAAGATTTTGTTTCACGCTAAGCGTGCTATTCAGGAATTAAACTATGATGCTTTCAAAGAAATTAAAGTATTGGAGTTGACTGTTCCTGACTCATTGATTTACGTGCTTCCATCTGATTATGTTAATTGGGTGCGAATTTCTCTTTATAAGGATGGATGGCTTAGACCATTGACTGAAAACATTCAGACCTTGTCCTCAAATGCTTATTTGCAGGATAATACAGGAATGATTTTGTTTGACCAAAATGGGGGCATCCTTCAGCCGCAAAACTCTACGATTGACTTAGATAGGTTTAATAAAACAAAGAAGAGTATTTACCTGAACCAAGGTAGCCAATTTAATGGTCAGTATGGTTGGGAGATTGATGGTATGTGGTACTTCCAATATAATTTTGGGGGTGCTTTTGGTCTTAACACAGAGACCGCTAATTTTAATCCTACATTCAATATTGATAAGAAGACGGGGGTAATTAATTTTGATTCTCCAATGTCGGGCGAGTTGTGCATACTTGAGTATGTATCAGACGGAATGGAGAATGGGGATACATCAAAGGTTACCGTAAATAAATTATTTGAACAATACATTTATGCAGCTATCAAATTTGAGATTTTAAACTCTAAATTTGGAGTTCAAGAATACATAATTAATCGAGCAAGAAAAGAAAGGCAAGCCTTGCTTAGAAATGCAAAGATTAGAATTAGTAACATTCATCCCGGAAGACTCTTAATGAATCTAAGAGGGATGGACAAGATTGTAAAATAATATGGCAAAAATCGCAAGAAACTTTATAGCGGGTAGAATGAATAAGGTTGTGGACGAGCGTCTACTTCCTGAAGGCGAATATATTGACGCTATGAACATTAGAATGGGTAGTACCGAGAACTCTGAGATTGGTGCTATAGAAAATACTAAAGGCAATCTTTCTCTCACTTCATTGGCTTTTCTTGGGACTGCTTTAAGCACTGACGCAAGATGTATCGGTGCTATTGACGATAGTGCAAATGAATTAATATATTGGTTTGTTCACGACCCCAATTTTATACTAAGTACGACAGGTAAGTGTGATATGATTGTATCATATAACGTATTCTCGAACATACTTACGTATCACGTAATTAGCACGGATGACGGAGGAGGAGTAAATACAACATTAAATTTTAATGACAAATATGTAATAACAGGAGTAAATATAATAGAGAACCTATTGTTTTTTACAGATGATTATAACCCGCCTCGATTTATAAATACGGAGGCTACTTACCCTATCCCTTTATCGTATATTGACCAATTCTCAGCAGAGAAGTTATTGGTTATAAAAAAACCACCTACAGAATCTCCGACAGTTCAACCTATTGTTACAAGTGGGCAAGAAAACTATATGGACACTCGATTTATTTCGTTTGCGTATAGATACCGTTATGTAGACGGAGAGTATTCTGCTACATCTCAATGGTCTCAAGTATCATTCGTCCCGAATCCTTTTAGCTTTAGCATTAATAGTATGCTAAACGAGGGGATGACTAATTTTTGTAACACAGCAAACGTAACATACAACACAGGTGGTCCACTTGTAGTTGGCGTAGACTTATTGTTTAAGCAATCAGGGAATAATATAATCAAGGTAATTGAAAAACTTGACAAGTCTAATTTAGGTCTTGCTGATAATACTGATTATACTTATACTTTCTCAAACAGCAAGATATTTACCATTCTCCCTGAGTACGAAATACTTAGGCTGTATGATAACGTCCCTCGTTTTGCTAAGGCTCAAACAATTATGGGCAATAGGCTTATGTATGGAGATTATGTTGAAGGATATGATTTGATTGACAAGAATGGGAGTCCATTAAAACTCGAGTATAATACAACTCTTATTACAGAACCAATTGGTTCTACAGATATACCTGATAGTGGAGGCGTAGGGAATTATTCCATTAATGGACCCCAAGCTATCCCTGATTCTATTTTATATGTAGATTTAGCGGGTGTAAGTTTAGTTTCGGGGGCGGCTCTTAATATACAAATTCAATTTACTCATCAGGGCTTTTCGGGGGACCTGCCTTATCCTGCTGAGACAACTGATAATATAGCAATTGACTTTTCTTTCTTTCTTTCTAATAACTATACCTCTGTTTATCAGATGGCAACAAGCCCTGAGTTTCAGGATGCTGTTGGTACTGCATTAAACATAAAGCCTGTCTATTCTCCCATACCGGGAGTTGAGACATCTTGCGATGGAACAACATTTACCGATTCCGTAAACTGTGTGATTCCTAATAACTTAGATTCTTTAACAAAATTCAGTAGCGGAATTAGCACAAATAATCAGCCAATTGCTATTATTACTTCCCCTGCAAGTACGCAGATAGGATTTCAGTTTATAGCTATGAGATTTGTAAATAACTTGGTAACTCCTACTCAAAATGTTTATGAGTATTACTCAGTTGATTTTGCGGATGCTACATTTCAGGAAATAGCTAATCCTCAAAGTCTTCATAGCAATAGAGGATACGAGATTGGTATTGTTTATATGGATGAATTTAATCGTTCTTCTACAGCATTAGTTAGCCCGAACAATACTGAGCATATCCCTTGTGGATATTCAGCAAATAAAAATAGTATTCAGGTAACAATACCGCCTACACAAATTGCTCCTTATTGGGCTACAAGATATAAGTTTGTTATTAAGCCTGATGCAGAAAACTATGAGGTGATATACACCAATTTGTTTTTTACTGACCCCGATACTAACGAAGTTTGGTTTTTCCTTGAAGGGGAGAATACAAAAAAGATAGAAGTTGGAGATAGACTTATTGTTAAGGCTGACACATCAGGTCCTGTATTGAATTGTGCTTATGCTACAGTTCTTGCTAAAGAGTCTAAAACAGCGGGATTTATTGACCCTGTTGAAGAAGTGACTGTGCCGGCAGGCGTTTATATGAAAATAAACCCAAACAGCTTTTCTGCTGTTGTTGACCCTAACGCTACTATTGCTCCGGGGAGCATTGAGGCTTGTGCTGCAAAGGGAGGTAATTACGCCCCTCCTGACTATACCCCATTGCAATATCCAATGAATATACCTGACCCTTTAAATCCGGGTATGTATATTGATTATAGTATACCTGCGGGGAGTAGAATTAAGTTTTATTTTGATTGGAATCGTGCAGGTGTAGGTAACCCTTGTGAACCACGTGGATATACGTTAGATAAAAATTATGTAGCATCTGCCGATTACGATAATATGGAAGATTGGTTTAACGGGGACAATATTGGAGTAACGGTAAATTCAGGTGTATCTAAAGATGGCAGTACAAACGTACAATATATACCTACTAACGGTGTGCTTACGAGTTACGATTTTGAAACAATGTATCTTCAGTTCTACCGGAATCCTACTACAAATCAATTGATACTTCAAGCAAGTACAGGTAAAAGTTGCACGGGTGTTGGCTATCCAAATTCAAGAAAGTATTGCGTAAGAGCAGATATTGAAGTTTTCCGTGCGATTGATACCATTATATTTGAAACAGAGCCGACAGATGCTTTGCCTGACGTTTGGTATGAGAATAATCTTTCGTTTTCTATTGATTCAGATGGCAACCACTCAGGGAATGTACAAGACCAAGATATAGCTACTAACACTCCCGGTATTATAGACACGGGTTTTTTTAACTGTTTCTCATTTGGCAATGGTGCTGAGAGTTATAAGATTCGTGACTCTTTAATTGGTCGTCATTTTAATCTTGGAGAAAGGGTTACAACTGTTTCTGCTCAGGATTATAAGGAAGCGGACAGGTTTGCCGACATTACATACAGCGGTGTATATAATGCTGAAAGCAATGTAAATAAACTCAATGAATTTAATCTTGGACTTCTTAATTATAAGAACTTAGAAGCCTCTTTTGGCGGCATTTATATTTTAGACGGAAGAGAGACAGATGTACTTGTTTTGCAAGAGGATAAAATATCTTATGTGTTGTCAGGGAAGAATTTGCTTTCAGACTCTACAGGTGGTGGTGCGGTAACTTCTGTGCCTGAGGTATTGGGCACTCAGATTGCAAGGACCGAAAAGTATGGTATTAGTTTTAATCCTGAAAGTTATGTTCAGTGGGGGTTCAATAGATTCTTTACAGACGTAAAAAGAGGGGCTGTAATTCAACTCGTAGGCGATTCATACACTAATGAGCAGCTTAAAGTCATTTCAGAAGCCAATATGAGAACTTGGTTTAGGGATGAGTTTAATGCTTCTTTCAATACTCAAAAACTTGGCGGGTATGACCCGTATATGGACGAGTATGTTCTCTCAACAAATAGCAGAAGAATACCGGTGGTAGAACAATGTCTTCCTTGTGGTGTTTCTCAGACATTTAATTTGAATCAAACGTCAGTTCCTTTACAAGAAGTATCTTATCAGTATTGCGTAGACTTAGGACCTCTTGTTGGGGCAACAGCAGTACATTGGCTCGTCAATGGAAATTCAGGAGGTAATTTTCAAATTAATGCTACATATAATGGCGTAACTACTTCTACAGGATGGACAAGTGCGGGAACCGGTGAAATTGGATTTATCAAAAATTTAATTTCAGAGACAATTGTTACTATTGAGATAATATATACTTCTGCATATTTGAACATTGACCTTATGGTTGATTGTCCTATACCTGAAGAACTCAAAATAGTAGAGGTTGTTGTTACAAATAATGCAGAAGCGGGGCAAAGTATTCATACAGAGTTTAGATATACAAATGGAGCATATATTGGTCCTTTGCAATCTGCCGGTGTTACGTTTATATCTTCAACGCCTGCCCCTGTTGTTTCTCGTTACAATATAATTAGTGGATATGTTGGCTCGGGCTCGTTCCCGCCTGCATTTAGCACAATGAGGTTGCAAACAAACAAAATACCTCCTGATACTTTTGTGTTCAATCCGTTGAACGATAAGTTTAAATATCTAAGGACTAATATTTTGTATCCAAATACAAATACAGGCATCAATGCTTTGTTGGCAGCAGCAAGTACAGCTACTCCAATAACAAGCAGCGGCTCTATATTTGGGGCAAATTTTATTGTGCCGGATACGTCTTTTGGGGACACATTGTATTTGATATGGGATTTCAGAGATGCCCTTCCGATTCAGTTGTGTTATGCAGAAAATACAGAGGTGGGAGACCCTCAAAAAGATATATGCTGTAACTGTGAGCCTTGTACAGGCGATTGCGTTACGGTTAAGATTACCAATCCGCTTGATAAAGGCATAGACGCAGAGGTATTATTCCCGAATGGTCAAGGTATTGTTTGCGGAGGGGAACCCGGACCTTTTTCTGTTCAGCTTGGACCGCTTGAAACTGTAGAGATTTGTGTTGCGAATGATTTTGAGGGTGAAGGTGCTTGGCAAGTTATTTCAGGAATTGCTACAGTTGAAATAATTGACTGCGATTGTAATACTTGTACAGAAACTTGTTCTCAATGGTATTATATAAACCAAGATAATACCGATGCGTTAATAACACACACAATTTGCGATAGCTGTGAAGATACAAAAATTGATGAGGCTCCTGCTAATCAAGTAACCTCAATACAGGCTTGCATAGGTGATGTGCCTACTGTTGTTCTCGGGAATCCTGATTTTTTAGTTTTGACTAATTATTGCGGGGCTTGCCCTCCAACAGAAGGATTGTGTATACAGTTTGAAGTTTATGAAGTGACAGGTCCAACTGCGGTGTCGTGGTTTGATTGTAATGGTAATTACAATGCTGTAGAGTTAGGCGGGGGTCCGCAAGATAATCTGATATGCTGTGTACTTTATCCTAACATACCAAATATATTTGTCCCTGAAAATGCTAAACTTAGAATCTTAGGAGACGGATGCGGTTGTCCTTCTTAAAAAAAATATAATTATGCCAACGGTTATACCACAAACATACTACTTAGATGCCCCAACTTTAGGGTCGGCAACCTGTGTATTTACAGATTCAACATTGACAATATGTGCTGCTGATGGATTTTATTCTGATGGAGTAATTACTCGGGAATTGGTTGGGTGCATTTTATTGCCTCAGCAAATTTGTCCAACCTGCGGAGTGCCTTGCGGATTAGAAACCATTTCTGCATCAGGGGGTCAGGGGGTTTATCAATTAAACATAGACACAGGGACCGGGATAGGAGCGATATTAATTAGGTTTGACCCATTTGGCGTTCCTGATGGCATAAAAGCTATTCTTAACTCTGTTGTTTATAACAAACTATCATCTCCCGTAGACGGTTATCACCAAAGCACAAACCCTTTTAATTTTACTTTTGTTGGGGATAGTGCAGATGACTGCGGTCTTGCAGGTTCTACATATCCGACATTGGTGAACTATCTTTATGATGGGTCTACTTTTGTAAACCAAGGGACAACTCAAACTGTCTCTGTATTAGCAGGTGATGTATCTTTATCTTCAGGGTCTCCGGGTCAATGCTTAATGGTTATACCAAAAACAGTAACAACTCCATTTATATTAAATGTGATTGTATGCGGGGCTTGTTCGGGGACAACATTTGATATTGACATATCTTGTCCTGACCCATTGCCGGGAATCCAATCAAGCCTAAAAGCAGTTTCATCAGAAGAGGCTTGTGAGTTTGCGTTGATTACAACATACTATTTTGCTTCTTTAACAAATTCGACTCTTGTTGACATATATGATTACGTTTTTACCGATACCAATGGACAATTTGCTTTAGCCGATGGGTTTTATCATATAGATAATGATGGAAATTCTGAATGGATGGAAATTGATAATGGTATTGTTATAGCAATGGGTGTCTGTGAACTTCCTCCTCTTCCTGTAACAGGATTAGTTTGGGCTACTACTGTCAATAACCCTTGTAACGCTGCCCCTTGGGTTATCAGTAATCAAAATTTAAAGATTAGATACAATGTAAGTGATTCTCAAAATTGCGGTGGTTCGTGTATTAATACGCAATCCGGTACAGCTACAGCAACGATAACTGTTGGAGCACTTGATGTTAATATGGGGCTGTCATTTAATGGAATTGGCGAATTAGAAGCACCTGATTTTGAAAAAATAACATTTTCATTAGATGGAATACAGGTAGCAGATGCTCACGCAGCAGGAGGGAATCTTGACTGTGCAATGGGTCCGGTAGTTCAAACATTTGCCACGCCACCCCCTTATTTATTACTTGCAGGAACCGTTCATACATTCTTTATTGATTTTACGACTAATGATGGGCTATACCACTTGGGGTCGTTTTATGAAATAGATTTAACTTTTACAGAAATTCCTTAATAAAAAATATGAGTAATTATACATTAACATATAGCGAAGGTGTAGCGGGATGGGTATCCTTCTACTCTTATTACCCTGATTGGATGATTGGGATGAACAACTACTTTTATACGTTTAAGGGTGGGAACCTCTATCGGCATAACGTCAACAATAACAGAAACACATTTTACTTTGATTGGTGGCTTCAGATAGGTAGCCCGGGAGGGGCATTTGTTTCAGCTTCCCTTCAGAGTGTATTTAATCAAGCTGTCCTTGAGAATAAACTTTTTAAGACAATAGACTTACAAGGTGATGCCACTTGGGAGATGCAGCTTGAGACAGATTTGCAAAACTCAGGGTTTATTCAGTCAAATTGGTTTGAGAAAAAAGAGGCTACATACTTTGCCTTTGTAAGGAATAATTCAAGTGGAGAACTTGCTTTAAGAAGTGTTACAGGTATAGGAAATAGTATCGCTGTTGTTGCCGGCAGTTTAATTAAATTTAGCATAAATCCTTTAATTGAAATTAGCAGCATTATAAGCATTGGCGATTTAGTGTATTTCGGGAATCCATTGATTTTGGCGGGTAAAATTGTTGCAATTACTGTAAATTACCCCGCCGGATTAAATCAAATGACAATAGATACATCAATACCCGGAGCGGTTCCTATCCCCGGCAACATAAACTATTTTGCTACGATAAAAGATTCAGTTGCCGAGTCTCACGGGGTCTTGGGTCACTATTGCAAGTTTACTATGCAGAATGGCTCATCAAGTAAAATTGAGTTATTTGCCGTAGAGTCTGACGTTATGAAAAGTTTTCCTTAAATTTAATATCTTTGTATACAGTATGGGATTATTAAATGTACGAAAACTGAACAATGCAGACTACGATGAAACACTCGTAGGATGGTGGGAAGATTGGGGTTGGGAGCCTCCTAAAAAAGACTTCTTGCCCGAGGATGGATGCGGCGGAGTTATTGTATTAGACGATGACACGCCAATTTGTGCAGGATTTATGTACATAACAAACTCTAAGGTGGCTTGGGTAGATTGGATTATATCGAGTAAGACATATACCTCAAGACCGGAAAGGAGAGAGGCTTTGAAAATGTTGATTTCATCTTTGACAAAATTCTGTAAAGACACAGGTAATAAATATGCTTATGCCTTGATTAAAAACCAATCTTTGATAAAAACTTACGAAGAAAACGGTTATGTGAAGGGCGATAATTATACATCTGAAATGATTAAAATTTTATAAAATGGGAGTAGCAACAGCGGTCGCAATTGGTGGGTTAGCCATTAGTGCGGCAACAACGACAAAATCGTTTATTGATGCGGGGAAGCAAAAGAAGTTGCAAAAGCAAGCTGAAGCTGATGCTCAAAAAGCAATGGCTGAGGCTCGCAAAAAACTCGAAGTAAACTACTACGATGAAATGGCGGTGAATAAAGAGCCTTATGAATTGCAAAGAGAGGCTTTGCTTTCACAGGGGGCTCAGGCTATGCAGGCGGGAGTAGAAAGTGAAAGAGGTGCAGCAGCTACAGCAGGGCGATTACAGCAGGCTCAGAATGAGGCTCAAGCGGGAATACGTACCGAGATGGGTAAAGAGATGGCTGACATTCAAAAGTTACAATTAGCCGAAGAAAGTCGACTACGTGATATTGGTACTCAGTTAGACTTGGGTGAGGCTGAAGGTGCTCAGCAAGCTGCAAGGGATGCACAAGAGGCAAGAGCAGCAGCTATGGCTCAGGGATTTGAGGGTCTTACAAACACGCTTCAGCAAGGGCTTCAGATGGTTCCTTTGTTCCCCAAAACAGCAGCAACAAAACAATTTGGTCAATTAGAGAAAAACTATAGTAGTGCGGTTGCTGCAAGTCAAAAGCCGGGGGGTCAAGCATTGGCTTCACAATTTTTGGATGCTACCGGTAAACCTTTAGGTTTTCAACAAGCTATGGGTAAAATGTCAGGATATGGATTTGACGTTTCAGGTGTTGGTGCTATGAACCCATTACAGTTCCAAGATTATTTAATTAGTCAAGGTAAAAACCCTTTAAGAAGTATGGCAGGATATAATTTTTATGCTCCTCTTCCTCAATAATAAAAAAATAAAGTAGATGCCTACATATTATAAATACGCAGAACGAGAAGCCGACAGTTATATAAATTGGGCGGAGATTGGCAAGAATATGAGCGATATGCTTGCCAACGAGAATAAAGTACGTGAGGAAAAGAAGGCGGCTCTCGATGCAGCTTCTCGTGAGTTTGGAGAAACTCTTGCTAATGCACCTCAAGGTGAAAGCAAGCTGATGAATGAGTGGGCATTACAATACGCTAATGATGCTCAGTCTGCAAGGCTTATGCAGGATAAGCTATTAAAGTCCGGGCAGTTAAAACTTAAGGACTATCTTGTTATGCGTCAAAACGTAACAGATGGAACAACTCAGGCTTTTAATTTATCTAAGGAATACCAAGAAGAATTTAAGACCAAATGGGATAGGATGAAAGCTGACCAATCTCAAGATTTGGAACAGTTTCTTATGGCAGAAGCAGAGGGGTTTGGGAATTTTACAGCTACTCAGCTTTATATTAATCCAACAGATGGGAAGGTAAATGTTGCTTTTAAGGAGAAAGACGCAAATGGTGTTTATGTAATGAGTAAAGACCCAAATAAGTTTACAGATATTAACTCTCTGAGAAATCGCATTAAGGGGAACTTTGACAAATATGACGTTGCGACTAATATGGACGCATATGTAGATGGTTTAGGTACTGAGATTAACTCATTTGTACAGACTAAAAATTCTTATGGCTCTACGGGTACTATAGCAGAGGTTCTTGATTATACGAAAAGAGAGAATTTCCCAACAGACCCTGAAAAGGTAAAGGCTTTATATGCTGAAGCTGTAAAGAAAGGATTTAAAGGGACTCAAGACCAATGGCTTAGTAACCAAAAAAACCTACAAGCAGCAGCTATGGATTTTGAAAAAGCTGAAACAAAGGCTTTGGAGGCTCAATTAGCAAATCCATATAATACTTCATCACTTTTAACGAACACGGTAAATATCGCTCCCAATGGCAAGGAGTATTCTTTTACTTGGGATGAAAAAGTTGCCGCTGCTAATCCTGATAAAATACTTCTTAGGAATAAACCAAATGGCAACCCTGTCCCTGAGTTTTCTGAAGAACAGAAGAAAGTTGCCTTAGACCGTTTACGTCTTGAGGCAAGAATGAGATATGACAAGAAAGAGTCACTCTCTTCTACTACTCAGCTTCAAAAACAATATGCTCCTCAGTATGTGCAACAACAAGGTCAAGACGATAAAAATCTTGTCAATACAGCTACGCTTATTGGTACACTTTGGGGTGGTGCTGATGGTTCTGCGATTAAAAAAGCTACTACAGCGTTCCGTGATATTAACCCGAATGTACAGAAGGTTGATAGAACACCTACAGGTGTTGTTGTTACACTTAAAGGTCCTGATGGCAAATTAGAGACAAGGAATCTTCCTTTCTATGGTACGGATGGCAAGTTGATGAGTCAACAAGACTTTATTATGTCGGCTGCTCCATTATTAGGTGGTAATGCGGATTGGAAGTCTGCGGTTAGTAGAGGTGGATTATTGAAAGGGGCTACGTTTAATAAGACAGCAAGTGAGGCATCTGAAGTTGAAAGACCAACGACACAGGCGGACGATTACACACCTCAAGTTACTAACTATGCTACAGGCAATACAAGTAAAAATATTTCAATTGATGCCCCTAAACAAACAGCTATAAATCTTAATAAAGTTTATAATAGGCTTGGTTTCACATTTACAGGTAAAACCGATGGTATGTTTAATCAAAATGATTACATTCAAATTAAGGGGTCCAATGGGGTTACATCAGATTGGATTCCTGTCGATAATTTAGATAACTTAGATGCGATTAATCAGTTTATTATTGATAATGCTGACCAAACAAAAGCAGCAGCTGCATTTCCTAAGACTGAACAACCTAAACCGGATAATAAAGCCCCAAGATAAAATATAGAAAATGAACGAACAACAATTAAAGAAACTATACGAATTAATATTGCAGAGAGACCCTTCTTATGCAACTGATGTTCCATATCAATCTTTTGTTCAGAAAATGCAAGATGCGTCTTATACAAAGAAGATGCAAGATTGGGTAGGAGTAAATGAGTTTAATTCAGTTATGGGTGCTACTCAACAACCTGCTGACTTAAAAAAAAAAGTACCCGCTACGGGTTCATCTTCGGAAGATGGTTCTTTGGTATTTCAACCGGGGACTAATCCTCCTGTTCAACAGCCGGGATTTAACCAACAGAT